TTGCAAAGCAACACGGTAGGGCTTGGTGGATTTTCCAGGGAGTTACATTTCGACACAATAGAAAAGAGGTTACGTGGATAGAACAATACTATATACCTATAGAGAAAGAGGATGAAGATGAATAGTAATACAAAGATAATGATGTTATTGCAAGGCAAGATAAATGAAGGACAGGTAAAGTATGACCAAGATGTTCCTATTGATGGCAGCAGGGATAACCTTAAAGAGGCTTTAGATGAGACCTTAGACTTATGTATTTATCTAGCGGCAACGGTATTAGAATTACATGAAAAATATAAGAAATTTGAAGCTATAGATAATCCACCTGACAAATTACCCTTTTAATATATTTTAATTGATTTTAAGGCTATTTTCGTGCGTTTTAAGCTACTTCTTGTGTAATAGTAAAGCTAGTTGAATATATTCCGTATGCAGTTTGTTCAAAAGATAAACTATCTTCTTCAAGTCTTACATCATAATAAGTAGTTCCGCCATCAGGGCTAAACTCAAAAGCAGTCTTTCTGCCTTTCACTACATTTATCAAGGCTTCTAACTTTCCTCTATCGGCTTCAATGAGGTTTGTGTAGTTTAATTCCCACTCTAATTGTTTACCAAATCGCTCATTAGTATAAACCTTTCCACCATAAGCTTGTGATACTGAAATTCCTTTATAATTAGTGCTGTGTCCAACATTCATATCAGGATTTCTTGAAGGCGTATAATTTGTATAGTTTCCGCTATATCTAAATCTTACTTCTGTTATTAAAGCCATATTTTACTCCTTAAAATAATTCATAAGCAGAGATGTTCATCTTGCCAATAGTTCTTGATGTAGAATTTACTATGAAATATAATCTATCCCAAGATGTAGTAGCGGTATAACCCTTGTTTTGCAAGCCAAATGGATTTTGCGTAGTGTTTGCTCCATCAAATTGAATAATATCACCAACCTCTATTGAATAAAAGTCTGGATTTATTATATCGAAAGAAACTTGCATTCTTGGAGAGCTTGTTAAATTACTATAATGATGATAATAAAAGTCTGACAAGTCTCCTTTTACGTCTAATTCATTCTTTATTTCTTTTATATTCTCTGTGCTTATATTGTATTTAGTTCTATTTGTTGAGTTTTCAAATTCTTTTAATTCTAGGTATTTATTTGTATTTGCTGGGTCTCTATGATAATTAATTTTAAACTTTGTTGTAATTTCATTTAAAGGTAAATGCGACATTTGCAAGGCAGCAAAATCATTGTCTCCTATTTTGTTATGAGGAAACATCACTTTATATACTGTTGTATCTTCAGAGAAAGATGTGTTTATATTAGAAAATATTAAATTTCTTTCACATTGAGCTAAAGATACGTCTGCTCCAACAATAACAGTATCAGTTAAAAATACTTTTATAAATTCAAAACGACCAGATAGCCCAGTTTTTTCTATTGCAATAATATCTCCGTTAGTAAGAGTTTCTGAAGCGTGTGTTATATCAACGCCAAACGCTGTATCTGTTGCACTTATACCGCTACCTCCACTTGTTTGTAATGTTCCAACATTTAATAAATAGGGAGAAGTTGTAGAAACTGTAGTGCTTGAAGTTAAGAACGAAGGACTTATATAATCAAATGTTCCGTCATTCTTATATCTCATTATAAATCCACCAAAATGTTGTATCTTGTTTAATGCATCTTCTAATTTTGTTTGCTTAGTTATATAATGATGAATTTCTCCATTAGATACTTGATAGTCTCTTATGTTTGTATAAGCCGTAGGCCTTGTGCTTGTAAATTCTGTAGGCATAAAAGTTTCACATAAATATCTATGAGCTTCTATCGGATATTTGATAATAGTAGAATCCCCGGATAAAGTGTGTCCGTCTTGTCCTGAATATAATGTTGTTATTTCATTCAAAATATCTGAGGTAGATTGAACGTTTGTAGAAGATTCATCTAACTGTGTTGTTACAGAAAACTCTGGCTGGCAGTCAAAAACTATACTATAGGCGTTTGGACCACTACTAGTTGAATGAAACTCAAAAGTAACATCTACTCTTTCTGGCAAATTTCCAGAATTATCTGAATCACTTACTATATTATTGTTTATAGTTGGGTGTACAAACTCTTCTGATATATCTGCTATAGATAATAATTCATCATCTTGAACATTTCTGTTTGCTATTGTATGAGAAACGTGCTGTGCCGTTGCAGAACTTCCCCAATATACATCTAAAATAACCTTATAATGGCTAAAATTGTCTACGGTAATAGCTACATTGCTAAAATTTAAGTTAAGTATAATTGTTTGTGGCGTATGCTTTACGCTACCCATTTCATTAATTTTAAATTTAAATGACTCAACATTGATTCCAGGGTCTTTGCTTGTATTAACATTAATAGTTGTTTTATCAGAAGATATAGATGTACTACCACCAAAGTCTATATCTTCAACACCGCATAAAGTAGTAAATCCTCTTCTTAAATTTACTTGCGCAGTTCTTCCAAATATATCTGTTGTTCCATCCAATGCTTTAAATGTTTGTTGAGTTTCATTATTTAATAATGTGCCTCCCACTTTTGCCAAGTTTTCAGAACCAGTAGTTCTAAATAAATCTTCTTCTATTTCATGTAAATATCCAGTATTAACACTCGATGTATCGCTTTCTGGACTTAGGGCTACTAATCTTCCTTCTTTAATAAAGTCTACTGGAACTGGATGACATCTAATGGTATCTGTTTGTAGTTTTGTTCCAAGAAAGGTAGTAGAAAACGTATGAGAGCTATAATCTCCAAAAACAATTGGTATATAATTACCGTTTACTGATTCTAGTTGCGGTACTGTTATATTCTCAAAAGGCCTTTTAGCGCTAATTTGCAAGGTAACCTTATTTTCGGTAGCTTGCACAGCTCTTAAAATCCCTTTAAACACTAATAAACAATCAGCTAAATCTGCCTCATCATTTAATTGTGAGTATATTTTTACATCTCTATTTAGATATGTTCTGGTATCATATAATAATCCATCTAAATTATCATTGGCACAACTTATACTTATATTTGACAACGAAGAAGTAGACTTATTTAAATCTATGCTTTCTCTTATACTTGGAATATTTGTTATAACACCAGAATAATCAACCGTATCTACAGTAGTAGTGCTAACAGATAAATACTTTCCTATGTTTCCTTGGTCATTATAAAGTTGAACAAGATAGTTTTCTTTTATTCTTTGTCCTAAAGCTGAACTATAATTTGTAGGAAGTGATAACATTAGGCTATATTAAGTTTACCCGCTTCTTCAATCTTAGGTATAATGACATCTAAAATTGTTTCATCAACCAATGGAGCAGATACGTTAATGTTTATATTTTGTACTGAATTAGAGCCTTGCCTTGCATTTCTGCCACCTAATGGTTGTACAGTAACTCTTTCAGCGCCAGATTCCCCTACCAACATGTTAGTTGGTCCAGAAGTAATAAAACTACCACCGGTTGCAAATCTAGGAGCTGGTTGTGCAGCAATGGCAGCTATCTGAGCAGCACCAAGCGCACCAACCAATGTTGCCAAAGCTATGTTAGGTAATGCTTTTGTATATGCTTCTGCGGTGTTCATAGCAGCATCAGCCATATTACTTGCCTTGCTTATCATAAAAGCTTTCTTTCTTTGACTTCTAAATCTTTGTTCTACTCTATTTTCCATTATCTCTCTTTGCTCTTGAGTAGCATCTTCGTAATCTCTTGATGCCTTTAAAGCCTCCATCTCTCTTTGCATTCTCTGTTCTACAAGTTGTGTTTGAGCTTGACTAAATCCTGAAAGTGATTGCATTGCAACATCTGCGCCTTCCTTAAACTTTTCAAATGCGCTTACACTTTTTTCTCCAAAGCTATCACTTAGTGCTACAAGCTGTCCTTGTGCATCTATCATTAGCTTAACACTTTCTAGTGTTCCTAATACAGCCGCATTCGTTTCATCATAAGTAATAGTTGCTAGGGTTTGTCCGTCTTTAATAGCTGTAGCTAAATCAAAACTATCTACTCCTAAGGCTCTAGCTACCTTAGAGAATGTTTTAAGTTGTTCAATTCTTTTTTCTTCTGCGTCAAATTCTTCTCTTGTTGTAACTCTCTTCATAGCTGCTAATTCAGCTAAAGTAGTTTCAGCATCTAATTCATAGTTTGCAGCTTTTCTTAAAATAGAGTCCATTTTCTTTTGTGCTTCAACAGCATCTTTTATAGCTTTCGTTCTTTGTTTTGTTGAGAAGTTATTTTTATCTTGTTCCAATGTTAAGTCTACTAAAGTTTCTACCTGACCTTTCATATCTTCATGAAGGCTTTTATCTATCTTAGAGAGTTCTCTTTTTATCAATATTCCTTTCTTAGCTTGCAATGCCGCTTTAAACTCTTCTTCTGTGGTAGCTTTTGTTATATCTGCTTGTAATTGTCTATCTTCGTTAGACTCTCTTGTTTGTAAAATTCTTTTATCCATTTCATCAGATAACTTACCTAATGCCTTTAATTCTTCTGGAGTATATACCTTTGAACTGCCATTAACAGTTTCATTTAACTTTTCTAACTCTTCTCTAGCATCAGCTGCCTTTTTTTCTACAGCAAACAAACCAAAACCAGCCATAGTTACCAATGCTCCTTTAGCGCTACCGAAGAATCGGACAAGCGCTCCTCCAGTCTTAGCTAAAAATCCTAATCCTTTTGCCGCTAATGAGGCTTGTCCACCTACAAGTAATAATAAAGGAGCTAAGAACTTACCAGTATTTATTAGTGCTTCAATTGTGGTTTTATTTTCTTTTACTGTTATCATTAAACTTGTCATAGAATCTATGACAGCAACAGTAGCTGGCGCTAATACCTCTCCAAATGTTTCAGCCGCATCTCCGGTTGCCATACCTAATGCTTGAAATGCACCGGTTGTAGTTCCTCTTAATTGTTCTGCAAGTTTTCCATACTGAACATCAGCTGCATCTAAAATTATATTCTGAGCTTCCATGATTTTACCATTCTCAGCCAACTCTTTAACCATCGCTTTTTGACTATCGGTAAATGTAAACCCAGCTCTACTTAACGCTCCTAATTGACTTTTAGGGTCTTGAAGTGCTTTAGATAGCATAGTAGCCGCTCCACGAAGCTGCTCAAATCCAGGAACAGTTCCCGATATAGATATAGCCATGTTATTTGCAGCTACAAGAGTTCTTTCAAATGCCTCTCCTCTAATATTGGTAAATGTTAAAATAAATGAAGCTAGTTTATTATTTACTTCGTCTCCAACAACACCGACTTCTTGAAGCCTTGAAGTCATTTCAAATATTTCTTGCGCAGTTAATCCAGCGGCATTTCCAGTAGATTCAAGTGCGGCTTGAACTCTTCGTTCAGATTCTTCTTGTTCAGCAAAAGCTTGAACCAGTCTTCCTACTGTGCCACCTACTAATCCTATAGCAAAAGAAGCAAGCAAGAGTTTAGAACGAAATACAGAGAAAGTCATACTACCTTGAGATACAGCTTGATTCATATTACGCTGATTACGCAAGGCAAGTTGACCAGATGCAATAGCTTTCTTTCTCTGCTTATCTGTCATTCCCATGCTTTGAGCTAATTGCATTTGGGAATTCTTAAGTTGTGTTGTAGCAGCACTTAAGACTTTAATAGCATTGGTTAATTCTTGTTCTCCCTCTGCCCTAAAGTGAATCTTTATATTATTACTGGTGTCTTTCGCCATTCTTTTCTTGCTCTTTTTCTATCATATTTTTTATAAAAAAACTTTTATCCACCCATTTCCTTGGGTGTTCTCCATAATGTCCTTTATATGCTGGAACATTAAAAGTGCTACAATACGAATATCTATGAATATCGTCTTGAAACTCTTTAGAATATAAAAATCTTTTGCATGCGAAGAAAGGAAGTTGTCCAAAAACTCCTTCTCCTATGCTAAAGTTTTTACCTTTAGTTTCATTGACTTCTTTAATATCTTTAATTAAAAAATCGATAACTTCTTCGACATCTTCGTCTTTTGTGAAGTTGATAGTTGGATACTTCTTGCCTTGCAAAACAAGCGGTATTTGTGCAGAGTAAGGATATGATTTAAACTTACAGCCCTTACAACCACCTATACACTCTGGGCTTCTTAGAGCAAGTAAAACATTATACTCTAGTGTATAGGCGTCTACTCCCCCAATTCTTGCATTTCTCTTATTTTAAGAGATAATTCATTCTTATCTTCTTCTTTTAAAGATTTAATGAATTTGTCGTCTGCTCCTTTAACACCTCGTCTAATCCAGGCTGTTCTAGCAGCAGACATATTTTTAATTATTTGATTGCCTTCTTTATCGAAGACGATTTGTGTAACATCATTACAAAAGTCAATATCATCTACTGACATTTCTATTAGTGTAACCTCTTTCCCTGAGGAAAGCTTGAACTTTTTATTAGCCATTGTATTCTCCTTTTATTACGCTGGTACTCTTACAGAAATTAAGTCGCTAGACTCATCATCAATCATTTTCAATGTTGCATTTAATTTTAAGTAATCTCCTTCATCGTAAGAAACTTCCTCTATAATAGCTTTAGACATGTTAATACCAAAAGCTGTTGCGCTAGCGAAAGTAGCGTTATTTGATAAGAATAAAGCACTTGTTGAGTTAGCGGTTAAGTTTCTTGAAAGATTAAAAAAGTCGTTTACATTAGAATCAAACTTTACAACACAGTTTGATGTAATATTTAAGTTAGGAACTCCTCTAAGATATTTTTCAGGATTACCTTCAAAAGCTCCTGAGTTATTTCCTAAGAATGCTACCGGATTTTCGATATTTAAAGAAAATTGGTCTAAGATAACATCTTCATCCATAACAACTTTATCTTCTGTAAAGTCTCCCATATATACAAAACTAGATGAGTAATCTGTTAAGCCTGAACTTACTCTAGCAACCGGACTAGAAGATACTGTGCATCTTGTTTGTCCAGTCATTTCAAAATTAAATCTTCCGCCATTCTCTTGTGAGTTAGCTGAAAGAACTAAACTTGTAATTACAACGCCAGGAACTTTATATGTAGAAGCTACTGAGCTGTGTCCTTGTATTAATACTGAGATAGTATTATGCGCTCCACTTGATAAAGCTCCAAAGTCAAAAGCTGAATGTTCGTATCCAGAAGCTAAGGTAATTTTATCTGATGAAACTTCTACACCAAAAGCATTTTCTAACAATATGGTAGCGTTTTGTGTTGTTAAAACACCAGAGATAGCAATTTCATGTACTGCTCCAGGTTCATGTGGTAATAAGTCGTCAGAGTTTAATACTCTTCCAACACTACCACTTCTTTGTTCCATAACTCTTAAGTCATTGAAAGTAGGCATACTTATCGCTTCTACTTCTACGCCTTGGAAGCCAGTAGTAGCAAAAGTACCCACAGTTGTTTCTTCTGCTATATAAACACCAAACTCTTTTGGATTAATAGCTGCATTCTGAATAGGCATCTTAATCTATCTCCTTCATAATTTTCTTAGGTTTTTCTTTAACTTCCTCTACTTTACCAATTAGGTTTCTTGGAAGCTTGCTCACTGAAAATGGCTTTCCACTCTCAATAGCTTTGACAATTTTTCTTTCTACTCCTGATATTCTTTCAGGATTTATATTTTCTTTTAAAATGTATTTCATAATAGTTCCTTAATTTAATACTAAAATATTTTTACCACTACTAGTTAAATATCTATCTCCATCACTTTCTAGGAAAAATCCGTAAGTTTGATATTGAAGCGGTATTTTAACGCTATAATTTAGCCTAGATACGCGCAAATTATCAACAAATACCTCTACTCCTTCTTTAGTGTCAAAATCAGCCTCCTCTAATATGCCATCAAAATATAAATCATTTGAGTCTAATTTATTTTCAAATAACACTTGTTCTAGTCTATTGGACATATCTAAAAGCTTTTTCTTAGCTTGCATATCATTAGACTTTATATTGAGATATAACACAAAGTCTATATTTACAAGATTTACAATACTCTTTTCTTTACTATCAATATTATCAATAGAGTTAATAAAAATTCTTATATGAGAGTTTCTTTGTTTTTTATATTCATCTCCAATATATACGGGTAAAGCACCATTATATTCAGCTCTTAAAATAGACTGAAACTTTGTAAGTATATTTTCGTATATATAATTTACTGGTGTATATGCCATGTTATCCCTTTAATAAGCTAAATGATATTATTAATGTAGCTGTTTTTATGCCCGGTATATTTTCTTCTTCTAAATCATAATCATTTAATGCAATACTATCAATCGAAAAGTCTAAATATTCGCCAGTGCCTTGCAAAGCAAGCATTAATTGTTCAATTCGGTGAACATCGTAAAAAAAGGTTTTATATCCTAATTTGGTTATATTGTTAAAAATTCCAGCATATTTTAACTGTATTGTATAT